TGCCGGCGGTGATGACCGTGATGTTGGCGGTGCCGTCGAATGCGACGCCTTGGATGTTGCGAGAGGTGGCGAGTGCGGTGGCGGTGCTGGCGTTACCGCTTAGGGCTGCGCTGATCGTGCCGGCGCTGAAGTTGCCGGACGCGTCGCGGGCGACGATCGCGTTGGCGGTGTTCGCGTTGGTGGCTGTGGTGGCCGAGTTGGCAACTTTGCCGGCGGTGCTGATCGTGGCCAGCTTGCTGTCGGCAATCGCGGCGCCAGCCGCAATGTCGGCGTTGACGATCGTGCCGGACAACACGATGGTGCCGTCTGCGTTGGGCAGATAGATCGTGCGGTCCGCTGTCGGGTCTGCGGCCAGCAGGTGCAGCTCGTTGGCGTCGTCGGTGCTGCCCTCGAAGACCAGGCCGACGTTGGCGCCGAGGGTGACGTCGCCGGTAAAGGTGCCGCCGGCTTTGGGGATGGCCGCAGCGGCTAGGTCGTATGCCGACTTGACCGCAGTGGGTGTGGCAGCGAGTATCGAGCTAGTGGTGCTGACGCTGTCGCTGAGTTGCACCACACCAGAGACGCTGGTGGAGGCGGAGGCGACGCTGATCGCAGGCGTGGTGGTTCCGTTGCTCACCGAGATGGCACCGGAGCCCGAGACGCTGGTTACGGTGCCGACGTAGTCGGTGCCCCACTCGAGGCCGGTGGCGGTGGCGCTGTTGGCGCGGAGCACTTGGCCGTTGGTGCCGACGCCGAGCTTGCTCAGCGCGGTGCTGCTAGAGGCGGCGAGTAGGTCGCCCTTGGTGTAGGTGGTGTTGCCGGTGCCGCCCTTGGTTGCGAGGAGGGTGCCGCTGGTGATGTTGTCGGCGTTGCGGCACTCGTTGGAGACTTCCTCGATGGCGGCCTGCACGTTGGTTGCAGAGACGTTCGCGCCGGGCGTGAAGCTGACGTTGTTTGCGGACTGGGCAACGTAGGTTGAGCTGACGTCGATCTCGGTCCAGATCGAGCCGTTGCTCAGGATCATGTCCGGCGGGGACAGTGATGTTGCGGGGGCGGGTGCTGTGCCCGTGCCGCCGATGGAGACCACGACGTAGTAGCCGCTGTTGCTGCTGCTGGCTGAGGGCAGCGCGTTACCGACCGTCAGACCAATCGAGGAGCCCTCGGTGGTGACGGTGGCCAGGACGTTGTTGGTCGCGTCGTAGGTGCCGGCGAAGATCACCGAGCCGGCGGAGATTCCGAGGGGCTGCCAGACGTTGCCGTCCCAGAGGAAGAAGGACTCGTCGAGTGGGTTGAAGAAGATCTGGCCGATGAAGTCGGCGGTGGGCAGCGCCTCGCCGAACTTGGCGGTGGAGTAGTTGGCCAGCTTTGCGCCGGTAACGGCGTCGTCGGTGATGAACGCCGTGCCGAACGTGCCGCTGGTGATTTTGCTCGCGGCTAAGGAGGGGATATCGGCTGCGTCGAGCGCGGCACCGCCAGTGACGTGGCCCTGCGCGTCGATCGTGACCTTGGGGTAGGTACCGGCGGTGGCGGTGTTGGTGTGACCGATGGTGCCGTCAGTGACCGATAAACCCGAACCGGGTTGGACGATGCCCTTGGTGCTCGCGGTCGCCTCGGGTAGGTCGCCGGGGACAAGCGCACGGAAGGTTGGCGAGGCATCCGCGCCGCTGGTGGGGCCGGCAAATACACGCGCCGCACTCTGGGTGTCGAGCGTGGTGGTGATTGTGGCGCTGTAGTTGTCGGGGTAGGTGACCGAGAAGGACAGGGGCGAGCTGTCGCTGAAGGTCAGGGTGCTCAGGGATGCCTGGCGGACCCAGCTGGTGCCGTCCCAGGTGTACTCAATGCTGGTGTTGGTGTTGAGCCACTGTTGACCGATGAAGGCGCCGGTACCCGAGGGGGTTGCGGCGGCGACGATGGCAGCGGATTGATCCGCGAGCTTGGCTGCCGTGATGGCATCGTTGGCAACCTTGTCGGTTGTCACCGCACCGTTGGCGATCGTGCCCTCGACGACGGCGCCGCTGGAGATCGTGGCCGCGAAGGATCCGGTACCTGACCCCGTTACGTCGCCGGTGAGCGTGATCGTTTGGTCGCCGGTATTTGTGCCGGAGCTGGTGCCGCTGTGGGTGCCGGAGAAGGTGCCGGACTGGGTAGCGAGCGAGCCGAGGCCCAAGGTGGCGCGTTGGGCGGTGGCGTCGGCGTCATCGAGGAGGGCGCGGCCCGCGGCAGTGCAGGGGATCTCCTCGACATCGCCCGCGCCTGCGGTGCTGCGACCCAGCAGCACATTGCTGCCGGTGGTGTCCTGCAGCTTGGCGTAGGTGACGGCACCGTCAGCCAGAGCAGCGGTGCCGAGGTTGCTGGCTTTGGCGGTGGTCACCGCGCCGTTGGCCAGCTTGGCGGTCGTTACCGAGCTGTCGGCTAGCTCGGGGGAGACGTCGGTAAATGCTCCGGCTTTGTAGACCTGGAGCTTGTTGGTTGTGCTGTTGAGATAGCCACGACCCTCAAAGTTGTTGGTGGTCGGGGGTGTGCTGTCGACGTAGATGCTGCTGTCGTCCGCGAGCTTGGCGGCGGTGACGGCGTCGTTAGCGAGGGAGGTGGTGCCTAGTTTTGTGGCGCTCGCTTGGTCGAGCTTTGCGAGGTCGATCGAGGAGGCGTCGACGAGGTCAAGGCCGGCGTCGACTAGATCTTTTGCTGTGACCTTTTTGGTCTGTGATGCAGAAACGTCCGCGATAGGAAGGACGTCGGTAGCGGCGACCGACTCCTTGGCGAGCGCTGTAAGCTGCGTGATCCGCTGGTCAGCCAAGGCTCAGCCTCCGAGGACACCCCTACTGGTATCTATGTTAGTCCTCTGCTTCTTGTAGCAGATATTCGATTGACTGCTCTAGCTCGATACGATCATCGTCTTCTTTGAGGACGTAGCCGACGGGTTCGCCGATCAATAGTCGGATCTCGCCGGTAGTCACAAAGTCGATTCGACAGGTGATCAGATCTGTGGAGCTCACCGTCACCCCTGCGCGGGTGACCATCGCAGACATCTCGTAAAAGACGTTCTGTACTGACGTATTTAGCTCGCGATCGGTTAAGTACAGGGCTAGGTCAAACTCGCTGCCAATGTCGATCCGCTGAATCAGTTGAAGCATCAGAAGGGGTGTTTCCTTGATGCCGGTGGTCTCGTAGTCGAAGAAGCACTCGATCGTGCCGTTTCCGCTGATTAGGCCCGCTGCGTAGTTTTTTCGGAATCGGTCGCTGAGGGTCGTGCAGTCGACCGCCTCGCGATCTGTGTTGAGCTGGTAGTCGGACACGCAGCCGAGGATGTTGGAGCTGACGTCCCGGACGGATACGGATGCAGCGAGGGCGTTACCAACGAAGGCATCGAGGACGTACTCGTTCGCCCTGTTGTTGTTGATCGCGTCCTCAAAGCTGGGGAAGAAGCGGAGACCGCCAACAGCGTTGACGTTGACGTAGGCGGAAATACCGGCCTCGACTTGGCCGGACGGCCAGCAGCCCGCGGTGAAGCAGACGAGGCCACGAGGGTCCGTGGTATTGAGGTCGACGCGATCGCCCGTGAGCAGGTTGTCGAGGGCGGTGTCGAAGCTGAGCCGGTTGAGGACGGTGTTGATGTCCGCTGGGCTGATCGTTTCTGACAGGGCATTTCTGCCGGCACGGGTGCCGCGGCGGATGCGGACGTTGCCGTTAGAGCCCAGGAAGTAGGTCATTACGCCAAGACTTCGACGAAGTCGCCATCGACAGTGAACTGGATGGGCACCGAGCTGAGCTCTCCGGTGCTCACGGTCACCTGGGCACTGGTGATGTACGCGTAGAACTTGATGTCGTCTGCCTCGTCACCGCCGACGTTCAATTCCATGTAGACGCGGTCGGAGTCCGTGATGGCCCCGGTCTTCATGATCTTGCTCAACAACGAGGTGAACTCGGTGTAGGTGGTGTTTTCGCCGGATTCAAGGCGGTAGTAAAGCAGGGTGGCGCTGCCGCTGGCTCCTTTGACGCCTGGGGTGTAGGTATTGACTGCGCTGTCGACGGTGTTGGTACTCAGCAGTTCGACGGTTGTTTCGAGGGACCAGTCACGGATTTTGGCGACAGGCTTCCCTCCAAAAACCAAGGAACCTGTACGTCCTGTGTAGAAGCCCATGACGGTATGGCTTGGCCTTTTTTAGATTAGCGAATTGTGAAAAGTCCATCGCTAAAGTCAGCGATTAGGCTCTGCCCGCTGGTGTCGCAGGGGTGTTCTGTTGCGCGCACGGTGATTTCACCCTCTTCGTCCATTTGAACCTCGACGACGCGGAAGACACGCTTGGATCGTGCCGCGGTGCCAAGCACAAATAACCAGCCTGCGTAACTAGCTAGCCCAGCGGCTGTGTTGTTGGTGATCGAGGTGGTTGTGGTGACGACGGCGGAACCGCTGCGGTACAGCAGGACGTTGTAGGTGCCGTTGAGGATGCCGTCGACGAGGGGGACGTTTAGGGCGCCGGCGTCTTCGATCTGGCCGCTGTAGATGCCCTGCCACTCCTGGAGGCCGAGGTCGACGTATATGTAGGCGCCGGGAGAGAGGGGCGTGTCGGTCGGGAAGGTGCTGAACTCGATGGTGCGGCGGACGTGTCGGCGCTGTTGGCAGAGCAGCTTTCCGTAGAGGATTGCCTGGCTGCGGTTGGTGACGTACTGCGAGATGTCGAAGGTCTGGCGGATGCCGGTGGCGTCGGCGACCCCGGCGAGGCGGACGTCGACGCTGGCGTTACGGGGGAATACGCCGTCGATCTCGGTGTCGCGGTAGATCACGGTGGCGATTAGATCCTGGACGCCGCTGCCGTAGTCGATGAACTCTTCTTTGTAGGAGCCGTCGAGGATGTTGCCGGCGTTGAAGAGGGCGGTGACGGGAACGGAGCGGGTGATGTTTCCGGCGTTGTCGCAGGGCACGGCGGGCACGAGGGTTTCCTTGCCGCCGATGCGGCCGAGCTCGAGGAGGCTGTAAGGGGCGACCTCGGCCCAGAACTGACGCCAGGAGGAGGGGTCGGCGATGACGCCGTCGAAGAACAGGCGGTTGGCCCGGCAGAAGCGTTTGGCTTTGGCGAGGGCGACGAGGTCGATGCCGCCGACCTTGGCGTATTGGCCGATGCCGTCGACGGTGTCGAGGATCGTGTCGAGGAAGACCTCGCGGGCGTAGCTGGTGGGGGTGTCGGGATTGGTGCTGTAGGTGCCGTCGGCGTTGAGGCGGCGGACGAGGCGGC